TTTGGTTGTAAAAAAATATCTATGCATTATATCACCTTCCCATAAATGTCTTGGTTTGGATTTTTTAATTCAAATACAGCAGGCGAAACAGATGGTCTATAAATACCATCTTCAAGAGAACTATGAAAATCATATTGGAATCCATAATTAACATCATCTCCTATGACCTCACCATCTCCTCTGTAGTAATAAAATTTTCTACCACTAGCATATTCATCATTTCCATCTTGAAATAATATTAATTCTTTTACACCAATTACACCACTCAATCCTAATATATTATATTGTAAATCGTTCATGTTTATTGATTGTCTAAACTGCATTTTTTCTACTTTAAAAAAGTCTTTTATTACTTGAATAACATTTAATTTAACTTCCGTTGGATTAAACCTTCGGTCATAATTTACTTTAAAATTAACACCAAAGTTTATTATGTATCCGGAAAATAAAACTTCTTTTAAATTAAACCCAAAATCAACTTGGTCATTAATCATTCTAAATTGGTTAAGATAAGTTGCTATGTTTTGTAAAACAAGTTGTGGTGTTTGAACTAATTGTTTATTTTGATTATAAGAAAGAGTAGATACCAAAAGAGTTCCACCATCTAATCTCTCTACAAATGATTTAGCAATACTACCAAACTTTGTTGGAATACTTTGTATTCTTGCTGTATAATCTTCTTTTGTTACACACCGAAGTTGAGTAGCAAAAAATGCACCAGCGTTATGTCTTATTTCATCTACGGTTTGACCATCTGTCCCACCAACACTAGGCTCATCGTTTGTTACAGATATAGTTACACCATCAGGAGCATTGTTTATGGTAGTAAGTTCTCCAGCTTGAACATTTGATGTAGCGCCACCACCAACTCTATATGAAAAAGTCATTATAGTATTTGCTGGGGTTTCACCTAAATTTAAATTGTTACCTATTGTAGAACCTATAGCACCAGGTATATCAGCAATATTAGTTCCATTAATTGTCACACCAGCTTGTTCAACGGGATCTACATTTGAACCTGAATTACTAAATCTAAATAACCCATTTCCAAAACAAACTTTATATGTCTGTGTGTCTTCATCAAACTTTGATATAAATTTTTTATTTGTTTTTATATATTCAGCAACATAAGGAACTGGTATAGAAGATAAAACAGTTGTAGCATTACCTTGGTCATAAGCACTATCTCTAGTTGTATCATCACTATAATGAGTTTCCTTTAATACCTTTTCTTGTGCTAGATAATCAACTTCATACCATGTAAGTCTTGATGAATCAGTACAACTTAATATCTCAACTACATTGTCATCTCCCAAATCTAATTCTAAAAATTTACTTGGACTTGTTATAGTAAATGATTTTGATTTTGTTTTACCAGATACGGCTCTTACATACCGTGTAAGAGTATAAGATTCTGCTTCTCCATTACTATCTAATGTTGGAGCACTTATAGCAGGATCGCCAGAACCACTTGATGTAAAATCTATTTCACCTGTTGTTTCAAAAAGTATTTGTGAATCTACATTTGAAGCAATTTGTAATCCACTATCTATTGAAGATGGAGCAGTTCCGTATAAAGGTAGACCGGTTGTCCCATCAGCATCTATGGTTGTTGTTACTTTTAAACGAACAACAGATGGTGTTTTATTAGGAACTTTATATCCTAAGAACTCTGATAATCTTCTTACATTTCTTTTTTCAGTTGCTGTTGCTAATAAGTTTTCTTTGTAATTATAATCAATATAATAAGAAAGAACATCACCAACATAACTAGATAATTCTATTAACATCATACCAGGTGATGTTTCATTAAAATCTTTATACGTATCAGGAAAGTAAGCTTTAGTATATTCAATCAAGTCAGCTTTAATTGTACTGAAATCTTTACTTGTGTAGTTTACATTTGTTTCTATTAATTTTTGTTTATCGGTATATGCCATTAGTAAGCTCCATCGCCTGTTGCTGATGAGGTTTCATCACCCACACCATCAAATGTAACTTGAACACTTTCTGTAGCATTAGGTGTTCTATTTATATTAAATTCTATGTTTATAGTCACTTGATTTATATCATCTCTTCGGTTGACTTCAATGTTTCTTAAATCAACAAATGGCAACCATCTCTGAAAAACATCCACAATATCATTTTCAATTTGAATTGAAAGGTCTTCTGTCATTTGTTCAAATAAAAGTTGTTTTAGATTCATACCCAAACTAGGTTGAAATAATCTTTCACCTTGATTGGTTTGTAGTAAAAATTTTATGTTAGTTTTTACAGCCTCAATAGTAGTTTTAGTTGTTGCAAAATACCCATCCCCACCAGCAACCCTAGCAAATGGAAAGTCTATTCCAACTGATACTCTACTATCTTGGTCTTCTACAAATCTATCTTTTCTTCTATCTAGTATTGGCATTATGCTTCCTTAACACTTATTAATTTTACTTTTGATTTTCTAACATTAGTATTCACCGTAGGTAATCCAACCTTATTTGATGTCTCACTTATCTGTACAACACCAGTTACAGGTGCTGTATTAGCACCACTCTGAGCAGCTGGACTTCCAGCAGTAGCTACAGCAACCTTACCAGGTAAGATATTATAAGGTGCTTCCATTTCAGTAATGTTAAAATCTTGTTTAACAATAAAATCTATTATAGCATTTCTTAGGTCTTCTGCTAAATCATCTACTTTCTTTTTACCTTCTGAAGTAGAATCTACAAAATCCTTACCTAAGTTTTTTTCAAAGGCAGCATATATGTCGGATTTAAGCCCCATTTTTAAACTTTGCCTTTTCTTCTACTTTTTTCATTACTTGTGAATAATCTTTATTAAGAGCATTAGCTAAATGGTCAGGTAAACCAGCAGTATCTTCGGTTACAGATTTTGTTTCTGCTTCTTTATCTATATTCTTCCATTCACCTGAATGAGCAGTTTCTTTTAAGATGTCATTTAAGATAGAATTTTTAGTCATTGGAACTCTTGTAGACGGAGTTGATGTATTTTTTTCACTTGGAGATAAGTTATGCTGTGGCACTCTATCTTCAACTATACTATTAGTTTTACTACTAACTAACACTTCATCTAACTTTTTTTCAACTGCAGAAAATTTATAATCTAATTCTTCTCTTATAACTTCTCTTATTAATTTCTTAAATATATCAACCTTCATTATTACTCCTATTGTTTTGTTCTATGTAATGATGATGACTCAGAAAATTAGGACCATCTTTGCCATAATTTATATTTCCATTATCATCTTCAGTTTCAGTTCTTGCTGTTAATTGTTCTACTATCTCTGTTAAAGTAAGTATAGGACTTTCAAGTGCCACACTCTTACTTTGATTTAATGGAGATCCTAAAGCATCAGTAAGTGGTACAGGAACTCCTTGTACAAGAGCATGAGCATTTTTTAATATCTTTGTTATATCCTCTAACATCTTTCTTAACTCATCACCTAATACTACAGGCTCCTTCTTACTTTTTGCTGGTTCTCCTAAATAAATATTACCAGAATTAATAACTGAATAACCTGAATTGTTTAATGTAAAATTTCTTTTAGCTCCAAAATTTATATTTCTATTTGATGATACAGTAAAATCGCCTTGGTTGCTTCTAGCATCAAATGTTATCTTATCAGAAGTAATAATTATTTGATCAGTTGTTGTATTATCTGTGATATTTCCATAGTTATAATTAAATATATCCTCACCACTATCGTTTCCTCTATTTAAAGAAAATGGATTAACTTCCTCAGTAGGAACATCTATTGATAAGAAAAAATCACTATTTTGACCACCAAAGTTTTGTCTAAGAGATCCGTTAGATATCATAGAAATAACAGAACCAGCAGATAATGATTCCTCAGAAAATGGATTATTATTACTTATATTTAGTAATGGAAATATAGCTCTTGAACCAATTCTAATTCCATTTCCATGCCTACCCTCAATTAATAAATCAGAATGTTTTGATACATTATATGAAGCATCACTCAAAAAATCTAATACTGTGTTTTTTCTTTTTTTAAGTTTTTTAACTTGAAAATTTTGTGGGTATTCAATTCCATATCCACTCTTGTCATCTATCTGAGGGTTTGAGTTTAAATTCCTACCTTCTATATTTTTAGAATAAAAATTAGCAGGAGAGTAATTGGGTTCATTAAAACTATTTAAAGGTCCTATGTAATAAAATTTTTTAGATATCAATGCAAATAAAACTAAATCACCTCTAGTTATAGAATCACTTATACCTCTAAATAATGGCCTAGCCTTTATCTTTTTTTGTATGGTAGGTAATGTAGCCTTTAATGGTTTTATCTCAATTATTTGAGATGAGTTTTTTTCTTCATCTTGATTTGGGTAATCAACATTATTTATAAAAACCTTGTTTACTAAGGCTAAATTGAACTCTACTGCTCTAGTAGCTATATCATCATAAAATCTTTTTATACCCATTATGTCTTTCCATACTTACTTCTTATACCTTCCATATCAACAATCTCATCTTTTTTCTTTTGTAAATCAGT